GAACAACAACTGTTACTGATGCAAATAAAAATTTCCCAACAAACTATCTGGCAGGAAAAAGAATTCGTTATATTGCTGGAACCGCTTCTTCTTCTGCTGGTACAGCAACAGTAGAAGTTTCAGTAACATCAAATACTGCAACAGTAATTACTGTACCTACATTAACTTCCAACGCCACAGATACATTCTATGCAATTTATGAAATTCCAGCAAGAAGCACAGGTACTAATATAACATGGCTGTATGGTGTTTCTGATGTAGAGAAGAAAGGAAGATGGTTGATTTCTCCCCGTGGCGGTGGTTCAAATATTTTTGATATATTTGACATCCCGACATCAACTTGGGAAATTACGCCATTTGTTACACCAATTACAACTACTTTGACTACGGGTTCCATGTATGCATATGACGGAGTTGATTCGTATTACTTCACCAAAGACGCTACAAACCGTATTTATCAACTAGATCTTTCTAAGTTCCAAGTAGAAGCAGCAACATCTATTCCATATGCTCATAGCACAGCAACCCTCAGCAATAAATTTGAAATTGTAAAAACTGTTGATGGTTTAACATATCTGTACGTTATGCGTCATACTGGTCAGGAAATGTGGAGAACCTTGAAGTTCTGGTAATCCATTAAGGAGCATCTATGACAGGATTCGGAGTGTGCAGAGCATTGCTGACACAGGCATAAAATGGATGACATCATTTTCTACAGCGAATACTTCTTTCTTGATATGCCAGTACAGGCATCGGGAACGATATCTGCATTTGAGGCAGACAGTTCGTGGTTTGTCCTGAGATTGGCTCTTCCAGAGAGAATTAGCATAGGTTGATAAATGCCCATACAATTTCCACCATCTCCATCAGTAAACCAAGAATACACCTACGAAGGAAAGGTGTGGCGTTGGGATGGTCAATCTTGGGTTGGTGAAAGAGTCGAAGGTCCAACAGGTCCAACAGGTCCCACAGGGCCAACCGGTGACACAGGGCCAGCCGGTGACACAGGATCTACCGGTGACACGGGTCCAACAGGTGACACGGGTCCAACAGGACCAACAGGTGACACGGGTCCTACGGGTTCTACAGGAGCAACAGGAGACACAGGACCAACAGGTGCTACAGGAGCTACAGGAGCTACAGGAGCAACAGGGCCAACCGGGGACACAGGAGCTATAGGTCCCACAGGGCCAACCGGTGACACAGGAGCTATAGGTCCCACAGGGCCAACCGGTGACACAGGGCCAACCGGTGACACAGGGCCAGCCGGTGACACAGGATCTACCGGTGACACGGGTCCAACAGGTGACACGGGTCCAACAGGACCAACAGGTGACACGGGTCCTACGGGTCCTACGGGTGCAACAGGAGCAACAGGAGCAACAGGAGCAACAGGAGCAACAGGAGCAACAGGAGCAACAGGAGCAACAGGAGCAACAGGAGAAACAGGTCCAACAGGTGCTACAGGACCAACAGGTGCTACAGGTGCTACAGGTGCTACAGGAGCTACAGGAGCTACAGGAGCTACAGGAGCTACAGGAGCAACCGGAGAAACTGGTCCAACAGGTGCTACCGGAGCTACAGGTGCAACGGGACCAACAGGTGACACTGGTCCCGTTGGATTAACAGGTGCAACAGGTGCAACAGGTGCAACAGGTGCAACAGGTGCAACAGGTGCAACAGGTGCTGCAGGAGCTACAGGTGCTACAGGACCAACAGGTGACACGGGTCCTACGGGTTCTACAGGACCAACAGGTGACACGGGTCCTACGGGTTCTACAGGACCAACAGGTGACACGGGTCCTACGGGTTCTACAGGTGCAACAGGTGCAACAGGAGACACAGGTGCTACAGGTGCTACAGGTGCAACAGGTCCAACAGGTGCTACAGGAGCTACAGGAGCTACAGGAGCAACCGGAGAAACTGGTCCAACAGGTGCTACAGGTGCTACCGGAGACACGGGTCCAGTTGGAGATACAGGACCAACAGGTGACACGGGTCCTACGGGTTCTACAGGTCCAACAGGTGCTACAGGTGCTACAGGTGCAACAGGTGCAACAGGTGCAACAGGTGCAACAGGTGCAACAGGTGCAACAGGTGCAACAGGAGACACGGGTCCTGCAGGAGCTACAGGCGACACTGGTCCCGTTGGATCAACTGGAGCTACAGGTGCAACAGGTGCAACAGGAGACACGGGTCCTGCAGGAGCTACAGGCGACACTGGTCCCGTTGGATCAACTGGAGCTACCGGAGAAACTGGTCCAACTGGTCCAACAGGTGCTGCAGGAGCTACAGGTGCTACAGGACCGGCTGGACCAACAGGAGCAACTGGTGCTACAGGTGCTACAGGACCGGCTGGATCAACTGGTGCTACAGGTGCTACAGGACCGGCTGGAAGTTTATCATATAGTCCACTAGCGAGAGGATGGTTTTTCGGATGAGAAGATGGAGACTCAATTCAGGTTACAACGGAACAACTGATCAACGCCGTACAGCGGCAGGAACTATTCCTAGTCTGAAGCATTACATGGAGAGGGATTTGGGGTTGTTTAGTATGTTTTGGACTCCCCAACAAATCTCAACAGTATTTTGGTTGGATGCTGCACAATCTTCAACCCTCACAATTTCTACAGGTGTTTCCACATGGGCTGATAGAAAAGGTGGTGGAGTAAATGCTGTGCAAGCAACATCAGCAAATCAACCAGCATACTCTGCAACCGCCTTTCTTGGTTCATTGCCTGGAGTTTTGTTTGATGGTTCCAACGATGCTATGGATATTTCCACCACAGCAATGCAAAATCAAACACACGGAGTGTATTGGGTGTGGTCAAGAAGTGGAGCAGGAACTGGTAGTGATGCCTATAGACCATCAATAGGCGTTTTGGCTTCAGCAGGACAGGGAACGGATCGTGGTGCCTTACACTATGTAAAAAACAGTAACAATTTAGGTGCTTGCTATCCATATTTTGGTGGGGCTGCATCAGTAAATTATGATTTGAGTAGCGGAACTGCATATTCCAATAATGTTGGTAACATAATGGCATTTCAAAGCAATATCACGGGATGGGGTGTGTGGAGAAACGGAACCTTGGAAAGCACCACTAACGCTATTGCAACACCAGACAACACCAATGTTGGTTATTCATTAGCAAGACAATATACTGTCAATAGAGCATCCAACATAGTAATTGCAGAGGTCATAATGGTGCAATCTACAGACACCACGACCCGACAACTCATTGAAGGCTATTTTGCATGGAAATGGGGACTGCAAGGCAGTCTTCCTGTGGGTCATCCGTATCTAAACTCAGCACCAACAGCATAAATATTATAGGAGAATAAATAAATGCCAGAAACATATGCAAGTTATGGAACAAATCTTACAAGTACAAATGAAACAACAGTTGTTACAAGTGTAACTGGTACTTCAATAGTAAGTGCAATACACGTTTCCAATGTTGATGCATCAAATAACTCATCAGTTACAATTAAATTGTATAAAGGGGCAACTGGTTATACTATAGTAAATTCTGCTGCTGTACCAATTCAATCTACTTATCAGGCATTAGATGCACCAATACCATTAACTACCGGAGATACTATCAAAGTAACCGCTGGACACGCAAACAGGTTAAATGTAATAGTTTCTGTTTTAGAAATAACATAAGGATAAATATGGCTTTAAGACAAATCATACAACACCCAACAGGCACATATTCGGAATATTGGAAAGTCCGTTCAATAACAATCAATCATACAGAAAAAACAGGTACGATTATTGTAGATGGATATGTATCTCAGCAAGCAAGAAATGACAACAAAGTGCCCCTAGATGAAAGAACAATACCGATATCGGAATATGATACAAGATTTTCTCCCTCCGTTATCGATTCTTTAAATATGAATGAGGTAAAGGCATCCTATTTGTTTTTAAAAGATACAAATTCAGAATTTTTAAATGCGGAAGATACATAAAATATGCCAAGTAATTTTCCAAATAATCCATCAGTAGGAACCACCCATACTATTGATAATATAACTTGGAAGTGAAATGGTGTGTCTTGGATTGCTGCTACCGTAATCACCAATACAATTTCGTGTGGTGATTAGTTTACCAACAACAGTTTTTTCAAACGGAACTGCTGTAACAAGTACAGGAAATCTGTCACAGATAGCTATTGAATCACAATTTTCATTAATCTATCAATATATTTTAATAATAAAATTTATAATTTGATTCGACTCTTCTTCGATGTTCTATTGGTAAATAATCTTCAGTCAGCAACTTGATGCATGCTTCTTTTCCTACTTCTGTTTGTTTTGCATAATATGCTGTAGCTGCAATTTCATCATAAATTTTCCATAAGTAATCTTCTTTGTGAATAAACAGTTTTTCATAATTTATTTTTTTGTTTTTTCCCATCGATGCAAACATGTACGCTGATTTTGGTTTTCCTTTTTCTCTTAAAAATGAAGACGCCAGAACAAGATGTTCAACTCTTTCCTGGTCTACTTCGTGTGCATTTATGCATGCTTCTATAATCAATGATTCTGATTTTTTTAATTTTATTCTGCATTTTATCACTTTAAGCCAAGAATAAAAAACTTCATCTTCCCATCCTTTCATGTCTATTCTCTTTAAATATTCTTTTTCTGCAGCTTCAATCATGTTGGCATCAAAGAGTGATTGTGCAGCATAAAATTGATTTCTTGGATTGTTTGGATTTTTTTCAAGTTCTTTTTTTAATATAAGATAATCGCTGAAGTACTTGCTTCTTGCGTCCTCGTGCTGTTTTGTTCTATTGCCGTCTCTGCTTGAGACCCATATGTAGTTCCCAGTTATTTTTCCTATTTTGCAGTTACCTTCTGCGTATGGGTATTCGTGTATTGGTTCTTTATATTCCCATTTTTTATTTTTTACATTAAATATTTGTATTCTTGGATAGTTTAGTTCAGAATTTCCTACATTTACCTTATAGGCATCAAGTGATGAATCAAGGCACGAAAGGTCTATTTCTCCTTGTATCCAATCATCTGCATCGATCATGATGACCCATTCTGTTTTGTCATAACATAGCTGAAGGGCGGCAGTCCTGTTATGGCCAAAATTTACCCACTGATGATCGTGTATTTCTCCTAAAATTCTATAATTATTAAAAAAGTTTGTTATTTTATTTTTTGTTCCGTCTGTGGATCCGGTATCACATATTATAAAATAGTCAATCTTTTTGTATATAGACTGTAAACACCTTTCTATGATAGCTTCTTCGTTTTTGACTATCATGCATAGCGTAATTTTATTCATAACAAATTTATCGTTTATATTTTAAAAATAGGAATATTTGCTAATATTTAATAAATATCTGTATGCCAATTATAAATTTTCCAACATCTCCATACTATGGACAATCATATAGTTTCAACGGCAGAACTTGGTCTTGGAATGGATATGCCTGGGATGTTTCTACTTCCACTTCTGGTGGTGGTAGTGGTACTGCCGTTCAGTATCTTGACCAGTTAGCGGATGTTTCAATTTATGATCCTTATGTTGGCCAAGCTTTGATTTTCAATGGCAATGAATGGGTAAATGATTATGTTGATATTCCTAACTCAGTTTGGGAAAATGTAGAAACAACAACTGCTACAGATATTAATGGCGTTCCTGCAGGCACTTCATTAATTGGATTAACTCCAATACAGGTTTTGGAAGAAATATTATATGCATATCAGCCAGTAACATTGAGTGCTTTCTCAATAGGCTTGTCTTCTACTTTTGAGATAGGTCAAACTGCTGGAAGTGGTTCTGCGACTGCAACATGGTCAGCAACAAATAGTTCTAATATTGTTACAAACGGCATGGGGATTTCTTACTCTGGTGTATCTTCTGGGGCTCTTGTTTCTGGTCAACCGTATTCTTCAGGATCTGGATTATCAATTGTGCATCCAGCATATACAAGTTCGACAGTTGGCGCCACTCTTACATTCACGTTAAGTGCGGATCAGCAACAAGGTGCAGATGCTACTCGTACAACATCATCTAGATGGTGGAGTAGAATGCATTATGGTAAGTCTACAAATGCGTCTTTAACTACATTTATGGGAGGAACACTCTCTGGCGGTAGTAATAATCTTATATCGAGTGCGTCTTTTCCGTCTTCTTCTTTAAGTTTAGGAGCAGTAAATGGTTATGTATATATATTTGTCCATAATAACTATACAATTTCTTCTTTTGCAATAGGTGCTACAGACGTTTCAGGAACATTCTCTATGGTTGGAACTCAAAGCATTACAAATACTTATGCAGCAACTGCTACATACAAAGTTTATAGGTCTACAAATCAATTAAATGGAGATTTTACGCTAAGCGTATCATAATCATATGCCAATATCAGGAACCGTCACAGTCTCTGGAATAGTTGCGCCTACATCTACTGGCGACACATATCCGGTAACAGACCCTAAATACGGACTTGGTGGATTAAGGTCTATTACTGGAGGAGCAGGAGATGCTCTTACCGACATCCCCGCTGCTCGCAGAGAAGAAGGAATGTTAGTATACGTGCAAAGCACAAGTAAATATTATAAATTAGTTGGTGGAACAGCTGATATTAACTGGACAGAATTTGTCTTGCTTCCAGTTGATGTTCATGGAAACGTTTATATTACTGGTAATCTTATTGTAAGTGGATATATTGAGACCGACACTGGAATACAAGGTAATCCATATGATGCTCCAGAATATTTTCATGGAATTGATCTTGATGGAGGAAGTTATTCTTAAATAGGATAATATTTAAACATACAGAAATTTAAATGGAGTTTGAACGATGGCAACTAATCCAACAATTCAATTTAAGAGAAAAACAAGCGCAGCTGGAGCGCCTGCTTCACTGTCTGCTGGCGAACCAGCATTTAATACAGTTTCAAACTTCCTATATGTAGGTAATGGTTCTGCGGTTAAGTGGGTTGGTGCCGAGATATTAGATCATACTACAACTGCATTTACAAGCACAACAAGCCTTGCTACTCGTAAGGCAATTGGTGACATATTTGCTCCATTAAGAAGTCCAGTTTTTGAAGGGACTATTACTGGAAGCGCTCTTTCTTTGTCTAGTACTGTTAGTACTTTAATTGTAGGATCTACCAACGACGGTGGTGTATTAAGTTTTGGTCCAGTTGGTGCTGCAGTTCAAATTTATGGATCTCTTACGACAGGTAACCCTCTTTCTTCTATTAAGGTTGCAAATGTAACTTCTCCAGGATTTTCCACATTTCCAGCTCTTGTTTTGACTGGCATTCAAGACTTGGGGGCCACGCTTGGAAGTGATGCGCAGATAACCATATCTGGCTCTGCTGCAGGAATTAGTAAGCCTACTTTAGTTAACATATCTGCTAATGAAACACTTTTGTCTGGAGATTTAGTAGTAAAGGGCGGAGATATATTCACTACTGCAACTACATTTAATTTTGTAACAAATACTGCATCAACAATAAATATAGGGACTACTTCTGGGAGTACAATAGTTATAGGAAATTCTGCTGGTACTGCTACAATAAGAAATGCAGCTACTGCAATTAATGGAACTCTTAGTGTCACAGGTGATGCAACATTTGTTGGAGACATTGCTGTTAGAGGTGGAGACATCACGCTGCGAGAAAAAGGCGGAGGCACTGATGATATTACAATAGCAGCTCCTTCTGCAGTGAGTACAGGAGGAGTGACGTATACGTTGCCTGGTGCGTATCCAGGATCTTCTGGATATGTACTTCAGGCTGACACATCTGGAAACATGTCTTGGGCAGCACCATCTTCTTCTGCTAATGTTGGAGTAACTGCAACAAGCGCTAGTCAAAACTACAAGATGTTATTCACTGACATTAATGCGACAAATACATCTGCTGCATTGTTTATTGATACCACTTCTGGAATAATATTTAATCCATCAACAGATGAATTAATTGTGAATGGCCCACTTACTACAAATGGATCACTCTCAGTCACGGGTAACGCTACTTTTGCAGGTAGTATTCTTGCTAACGGTGGCACTATCACAAGTAGCGCTACTACATTCAATTTACTCAACACAACAGTCACTAATGCAAACGTACTCGATGCTGCTACAACATTATCTATTGGAAATAACGTAAATGGTACGCAAAATGTAAACATTGCTAGCGCTTCAGGTAGTGCAATAAAAACTTTAAATATTGGTGGATCATGGGCTTCTTCTGGCCTTGGAGAAACAAATATTTTTATAGGTCAAGCAGGTAATGGAAGCACATGGTTACAGACTTCTAACTTAGGAATTCTTTCTTCAACAATCACTTCTAATCAGTCTACTTTAAGTTTATTTAACACTACTGTAACCAATGCAAACGTTTTAGGTGCTGCTAACACAATTATATTAGGTGGTACAGGTGGCACTGCTACAATTCGTAATGCTGCTACAAATCTCAACGGTACACTAACTGTAACTGGTGTCTCTGTGCATCAAGGTGCTGGACACTTTAATAGTACACTTACTGTTACTGGTGCATCTTCTCTTATTGGAGACGTTACTGCAACAGGTGACATAGCAGTTAACGGTGGAGACATTACAAGTACTGCCACTACATTTAATCTTCTTAATACAACTGTTACTGGTCTTAACGTAGCTAGTGCTGCTGGCACAGTAAACGTTGGAACAAGTGCCACGGCGGTTAGAATTGGAGCAAATGGCACTGGTGGTTTAATACTTGGTAATTCTACTGTTTCTGGTCTTTCTACCACTCAGAATCTTTATAATACAACAGCGACTACTATTAACTTTGCTGGAGCTGCAACATCTCTTGTCATGGGAGCTCTCACTGGAAGTACAAATGTTCGTAACACTTTTACAGTTGGTCAGGGTGGAGGCGTTGGTGGCACAATAAATACGAACTCCGTCAGTGGAACAAATCCTCTTACTATTACGCCAACTGGAAATTTAAATCTTACAGCAGTTCCTTTTGCAAATGTGGGCGGAAATTCTCCACAGTTAACAATTCAAGGCATTGATCAGGCAGCAGGTTTATCTATTTTCTCAGGTGGAAACCTATACTTGGGTGCTAAGACGGATGATACTCTTGATGTTACTCCAGTAGACCTTACATTTGGATGGACCACTGCAAATATATTAACAACTACCTCAGGAACAACAGCAAACGTATTTAACACAAATGCTACAACTGTAAACGTAGGTGGCGCTGCTACTTCTCTTGTTATGGGTGCTGCATCCGGTACGACTACTATAAGAAATGCTGCTACAAGGTTGAATGGTACTCTTACCGTTACAGGTGCTACAGTAATTCAGGGAGCATTGTCTACTAACGGTGCTCTTACTGTCACTGGTGCATCAAATTTACAGGGCCTAGTAACAATTTCTGACAATCTTACAGTGAATGGTAATGCTGAAATCAAAGGTACTACAATTAGTAGTTCTAGTGCTACTTTCAATCTTCTCAACACAACAGTTACCAACGCCAACGTACTTGGTGCTGCTAACACTATTATACTAGGTGGCACAGGTGGCACTGCTACTATTCGTAACGCTGGTACCAATCTCAATGGTACTCTTACTGTTACTGGTGTCTCTGTTCACCAGGGTGCTGGTTCATTTAATAGTACTCTTACCGTCACTGGTGCCACAACACTAAATAATAATCTCACAGTGACAGGTGCATCTACTTTGCAAGGCAACGTAAACATGAACGGTACCCTCACCGTTACTGGTGTCTCTGTTCACCAGGGTGCTGGTTCATTTAATAGTACTCTTACTGTTACTGGTGCCACAACACTAAATAACAATCTAACCGTTACAGGCGCATCTACGTTGCAAGGCAACGTAAACATGAACGGCAATCTTACTGTGACTGGTGCTACAACGTTGCAGGGTGCAATGTCTGTTTCCACTACTATTTCCAGTGGTTCTACTACATTTAACTTATTAAATACAACTGTAACTGGCCTAAATATAGGTGGTGCTGCTAATACAGTTAACATAGGTTCTACTACTGCTATTATTAATCTTGGCACTGGGACAACAGGTGCAACAGTAAATATTAAAGGAAATCTTGTAGTAGAAGGTTCTACTACAACGGTAAATTCTACCACTGTTACCATAGACGACTTGAATATAGTGCTTGCTGATGGTCAGACTACTGCGGCAGGAGTTGATACCGGCGGCATTAATCTTGGCACCTCTGGTATAAACTGGACGTATGTGCACGGTGGTGGTACTTTTGCAAACTGGACATCAACTACTAACGTTGATTTAACTACCGGATTTGCATATAAGATCGGCAATCAATCAGTGCTTTCTTCTTCAACTCTTGGGGCATCTGTTGTCAACTCTTCGCTAACTCAAGTTGGAACAATTGCCACTGGTACTTGGCGTGGTTCTGTGATAGCTGCAAACTGGGGTGGTACTGGGTTTGGCACGTACACTGTTGGTCAAGTTCTTTATGCAGCTACAACAACAAGCTTGGCACAATTGTCCGCTGCTGCAACTCCAGGCTCTTTACTTGCCAGTAATGGTGCAGGTGTAGCCCCAGAATATAAATTTATATCTCTAAGTAATGGTTCAGTTACTTCTTCTTCTGGAACATTAACTTTAAGTATACAAAATGCTGCAGCAGACGGCTCAACAAAAGGACTTGCGTCGTTTAATTCAACTCAATTTGATGATTCATCTGGTTTGATTACACTCGATACAATTGACGGCGGAACTTACGCATAATATAGCAAATAATTTACAATAAATGACGACAATTGTCGTAATTTTATTGTATTTCCGATAAACTTTTGGAGGTTTTATGGAAGAAAAATTTGCATTTTATGAAAACTTTTACATCCCTTTATTGAAAAAGCGAATCGCAGACATGAGTGTTGCTATACCTGAGATAGAAGCAACTATTTTGTTTTTTAAAGATAAATGTGCTAAGCTAGAATCTGAAAATGCTTTATTAAAAGATCATATCAATAAAATTTCTAATGATAATTCATTAGATTATAAATAAGGTAAATTTATATGGAAGACATGAATAAATTTTATGAAAGCAATCTCATTCCATTTTTTCGGGCAAAGCATTCGGAAATGTCTCTGAGAATTATAGAGCTCGAAGCCTTTACTTTGTTTCAAGATGAAAAAATAAAAAAACTTGAAGAAAAAATAAAACAAATGGAAAATGGACAATTTTTAAGTAATCAAGATACATCTGCAAGCGCAGTTAATTCTAATAAAAAGAATAGAAAACAAAAGCATTGAGTCTAGTGAATGGCAACAAATCCAACTATTAAACCAAGACGAGGGACATCTGCACCTGGTGCTGGAGCTATTACTCAAAACGAATTAGCAGTTGACACAACCAATAAGCGTATATACATAGGCGCAGCTGATGGCTCTGGTACATTAATTGGGTCTGCTCCTGGCGGTTCAAGCACGCAGGTTCAATTCAACGATGGAGGAAACCTAGGTGGTAGCTCTGGTCTTATATTTAGTAAAACTTCTTTTGATTTAACTATTGGCGGAGATCTCGCAGTAAGTGGTGGAGATATTACTACTACCGTTACTACATTTAATTTACTCAACACAACTGTTACTAACGCCAACGTGCTTGGTGCTGCTGATACTATTGTGATTGGTTCTGCTAATAATTCTACTACAATTAGAAATGCAATAACTGCAATCAACGGAGCATTAACTGTTACAGGTAATGGAACATTTGTAGCAAATATTCTTGCTAATGGTGGTACAATCACTTCTACTGCCACTACATTTAACTTATTAAATACAACGGTTACTGGTCTCAATATAGGCGGTGCTGCAAATACAGTTATATTAGGTGGCGCAGGCGGCACTGCTACAATTCGTAATGCTGGTACAAGTCTCAACGGCACCCTCACCGTTACTGGTGTCTCTGTGCATCAGGGTGCTGGTTCATTTAATAGTACTCTTACTGTTACTGGTGCCACAACACTAAATAACAATCTAACCGTTACAGGCGCATCTACGTTGCAAGGCAACGTCAATATGAACGGCACTCTCACTGTGACTGGTGCTACAACGTTGCAGGGTGCAATGTCTGTTTCCACTACTATTTCCAGTGGTTCTACTACGTTTAACTTGCTAAATACCACAGTTACGAATGCAAACGTATTTGGTGCTGCTAACACAGTTGTTATAGGTGGTACTGGTGGAACTGCAACTGTGAGAAATGCTGGAACAAACATAAACGGTACTCTCACTGTTACTGGCGCAACAACTTTACAAGGTGCCTCTACGTTGCAAGGCAACGTCAATATGAACGGCACTCTTACTGTTACTGGTGTATCTAATTTTGTTGGAGTTTTGACTGCTAACACCATTACCACAACCAGTTTCCTTGCTGCCACAGTTGGAGGAGATGAAGGCGGAGAAATATTATTAGGAAAAGCGGTAACGAACACCACTTTAAGTGGAACTGGCGTTACTATTGATGTTTACCAGAATAGACTAAGATTCTTTGAACAGGGTGGCGCTGCTAGGGGTTATTACCTTGATATTTCTAATGGAGGGGGAGGTGCCTCCACTCAAATAGGAGGCTCCGCAACTGCTGCTGGTTCAAATACTCAAGTTCAATATAATAATGGTGGCGCATTTGCTGGATCTGGAAACTTTACATTTGATGGTTCTGGAGTAAATGTAAATGGCATTATTTCTTCAGGCTTAGGCATCTCTACAAGTGCTACTACATTTAATATAGCCACCAATACTGCATCTACTATTAACATAGGTACTACATCTGGAAGTGCAATAAATATAGGCAATGCTGGCGGAACTACTACAATAAGGAATGCTGGTACAAACATAAACGGGACTCTGACCGTTACTGGTGTTTCAGTACATCAAGGTGCGGGTGCTTTTAATAGTACACTTTCTGTTACTGGTGCATCTACTCTTATTGGTGACGTTACTGCAGGCGGCGACATTGCAGTGAACGGTGGAGATATTACAAGTACTGCTACCACATTCAACTTACTTAATGCCACCGTTACCAATGCAAACGTACTTGGAGCTGCTAACACGGTAGTTCTAGGTGGCACAGGTGGTACGACGACAATTAGAAACGCTGGAACAAATATAAATGGTACTCTTACTGTTACTGGTGTCTCAGTGCATCAAGGTGCTGGTGCTTTTAATAGTACACTTTCTGTTACTGGCGTCACAACATTGCAAGGTGCTTCTACACTACAGGGTGCAGTAAATATGAACAGCACTCTCACCGTTACTGGTGTTTCAGTGCATCAAGGTGCTGGTGCTTTTAACAGTACTCTTTCAGTTACTGGCACATCTACTCTTATTGGTGACGTTACTGCAAGCGGAGATATTGCAGTAAACGGTGGAGACATTACTTCCACTGCAACTACGTTTAATTTACTGAACGCTACCGTTACTGGTCTCAATATAGGTGGTGCTGCTAATAGAGTTGTATTAGGTAATACAGGTGGTACCGCTACAATTAGAAATGCTGGTACAAACATAAATGGTACTTTAACCGTAACTGGAGCTACTACTCTGCAAAGTACTTTAGATATTGGTGGCAATGCAATATCGTCTGGATCAACTACCTTTTATCTTTTAGATACTACTGTTACCAACTTGAGCATTGGAGGTTCTGCCACTTACGTTTCTATTGGTGCTGCTTTTTTGCCCGGGCAAACAATTATTCAAAACGAAACATTTAGTGTTAAGAGTAGTAATATTAGTCTTTTTAATGATTCTGTTACAGGTGTCTATGCCAGCAGCAAAGCAGGAACTTTTTGGACATTTACGGTGGGAGAGGGAAACGTATTCCTTATAGAGCCAAGCGCTTTTGCATATGACAAGCCAGATTTGGCATTTGGAGGTATGACAAGTACATTCATTGGTGACTATAGTGGCAATGGAAATGGCACTTTGATAGGAGTTTTAGATGGTACCCAAACTATTAATTTCACTGGCAACTTAGCAGGCACAAGCGGTTCTCTTGGTATTTATAGTCATCTTATTCTTGGTACAAATTCATATGAGCTTAGGTTCTACGATGCTGATGGCTCTCATTTCGTTGGATTTAAAGCTCCATCTACTGTGACCGCTGATAATACATGGGTACTTCCTGCGCAAGACGGTTCTGCTGGTCAATTGTTAACTACAGATGGAGCCGATAACTTAACTTGGACATCTCCACCAGCATTAGATTTGTTCTTATTCTCACAAGGTATTATTTAATAGGAGGAAAATATCATGGCCACTACAGCGCAATATACGGCACAACCTTTAGTTGAATGTACAACTACTGTCAGTGCTGGTTCTACAACCATTTCCACTGCACTTTCTACATCTGCAGCTAATGGTGTTGGTAAAAGAATTTTAAGAGTGTATTCTACTATAACAGGTACTAATACAGCAGGAAAATTAAGTCTTTACATTACTGCAAGTTCAAATGACTTTTTGATTGCAGAAAGAGCAGTTGCAGCGAATACGGTTAGTGCTACAGCTGCTGCACTTCGTGTTGAATTTCCAGAAGCAGTTGGCTTAGTTTTGCCTGGAGGCAGTACAACATCATTAAAACTTGTGAATGGAGTAAACGTCACAACGAACAACGTTGTTGAAAGCGGATTGTTATGAATCATGGTTTTTATGGATTTCCTAATAAATTAAATTTATCAGAAAACGCCATTGAGCAGTTCGATTCTAGCGGTGCTTATTCTATATTGCCTGGAGCAAAAAAGCTTTATATATTTGCAGTAGGCGGCGGTGGTGGTGGTGGTGGTGGTGCTCGGCAAAGCGGTAACGCATACGGCGGCGGTGGTGGTGGTGGTGGAGTGATGATATTAAAAGAGTTTTATGTTTCTGATCTTGGAGGTCCGGGTCAAACATTGTTTATCACTATTGGAGCTGGCGGAACAAGTGGTGCTGCTGCTGCCAGTGATAGTTCAAACGGCAGTAATGGTGGCGCAGGTGGAGCTACTCAAATCAATATTGCAGGGAAGCCAGGTGCGCTTATATATTGCCCGGGTGGAAATTTTGGATCTGGAGGCACAACCAGCGGTGGTACTGCAGGGCAAGGCCAGTCATGTTTCATAGAATCTTATAGTGTTACTGGTGGCCTTGGATCAGGATCTGGAGGCGGTATTACTGTGGCAGCAATTTATTCTCATGGGGGCGCTGGTGGGGGATGGAAAATATCTGGTAATGGCAGCAATGGCGGCGCAATAACATTGCAAGGTACGTCTGTTTCTGGGATTATGTCTTCTTTACAGGCAAGAGCAAATAACGTATATAATGGAGGTACTGCTGAGTCATCAACAAAGCCATTTGATTCTTATCAACATATTCTTGGAATTATGTCCCCAGGATTTGGTGGTCCGGGTGGTGGAGGTGGTGGTGTAACTGCATCTAATGCTGGCGGTAATGGTTTTAGAGGGTCAGGGGGTGGGGGTGGTGGAGCATCAACAAACGGAATTGCTGCCAGTGCAGGTGGAGTTGGTGGAAACGGATACGTAGCAATATTGGCGATATATTGAAAAGGAGTTTATTTTATGAGATGGGCAATTATAAATTTAGAAACTAATACTGTTGAAAATGTTATAATTTGGGACGGAAACGGTCAAATTTTCCCTTTTGATGCAAATCAGCTTATTCACTTACAAGATGATGAACGATGTGAAATTGGCGCTATTTTTGATCCAAATTCTTCTCCACGATTTATAGAACAACAGCAAGTATGAACCAAGGTTTTTTTTCTAATTTTTCTTCAAATACTCGTCTTGATCCAGACTCAGAAGACGTTGTTTTATTCGATTCCAGTGGTGCTTACAAGATACTTCCTGGTGTTCGCATGCTATTTATATTAGCTTGTGGCGGCGGAGGTGGCGGCGGCGGTGGTGGAAGATACGCGTCTGGTACTAATTCCTTTGGTGGTGGTGGTGGTACAGCAGGGGCAAATGTTTATACGTATTTTTTAGCAGAAGATTTAGGTGGATCAAATAGTATTTTGTACATAACTATTGGCGCTGGTGGTACGAGTGGAGCTACTGCAGCTAGTGATGGCTCTGCTGGAGGAAGCGGTGGATCTGGCGGCAGCACTTCTATCAGCTTGAATGGTTGGCCTGGCACTTTATTAACTGCTTTAGGCGGCGGTGGTGGGGCTGGAGGAAGTAACACTTCTGGCACTGGTGGTACTGCAACTTCTCATTCTTTTTATGGTTGGTTGATTACAGCTACTTCTGGTGGTGCTGGTGGTGGGTCAAGTGGCAATGGTGGTAGTATAACTGCAAATATCATTAGTGCGGGGCATCAGGGAGCTGGTGGTGGCGGAAAAAGTTCTGGCGGTACTATTTATTCTGGTGGAGATATTTTAAATACCGGCGCTACCACTGGTGGCATGGCTGCGCATCCAGATATTGCAAGAGGCTCTGCGATATTAGCTGGCGGAGGATCTGGTTCTGGCGGTGCTTCTAACACCAGATTTCATTTGACTGGTATTTTTACTGGAGGATTGGGCGGTGCAGGCGGTGGGGGCTCAACATTGGTGGCTGGTGGAGCTGGCGGTTCTGGATTTCGTGGCGGCGGCGGCGGCGGCGGTGGTGGTTGTCAAAATGGAAGTGCTTCAGGTATTGGTGGTCGTGGTGGTAGTGGTTATGTTGCAATACTTGCGATAAGGTGACTTATGAACAATGGATTTTATGGATTTCCAGGTATAGTCGGAACCAAATTTATAGAAGCAGTTCAATTTGACACTACTGGTGTTTATACAATTCCGAGAAACTCAAGAACTTTATTGGTGTATGCTACTGCTGCGGGCGGCGGCGGTGGTGGTGGTTTTAGAGGGGCATCATTAGGCAATGCTGCAGGCGGTGCGGGTGGTGGCGGTGGTGGGTGGACATTATATAGATTATTACTAGATGAATTCCAAAATTTTTCTGGCAATAATGCTTCTAGTGCATATAGTTTTTCTGCATTACTAATCACTATTGGTGCAGGAGGTACTTCTGGGCCCGCTTCTGCTAGTGATGGTGGTGCTGCTACCGCCGGTGGTACGGGAGGAAGTACTACAATTTCTTTTCTTGGTTCTAGGGGTAATTTAATTCTATTGCAAGGAGGCGCAGGTGGTGCGGCGGGAACAGCCGCATCCGCTTCAGGTGGTGCAGCTAGAGTATCAGCAACTTGGGGGTATAACACCGTATCAGCGATGGGTGGAGTGGGTGGCTCTGGTTCTACTTCAAAGCCATCTAACGTTTCAGTTGGTCATCCGCAACAAACGCAAGTTTTGTGGAACGGCGGTGGTGGTGGTGGTGGATATCTAAACTCTTCTGGCCTTGCTGCTGCTGGTGCAGATATTACTTTGTATAGCGCCACATCATTTACCACTTTTGGAACTCCTGGATTGGCGCGTAGTGCAACAATAGCCTCTGGAGGGACAGCTGCTGGGGTCGCTCCCACTCCTACTCCTACATTTAACATATGCGGTAAATTGTCGCCTGGATTCGGTGGTGCTGGCGGTGGAGGCTCTGCTCTTGGCGGTGCCACTGCGGGAGCAAATGGATTTCGTGGTGGCGGTGGTGGCGGTGGTGGCGGATCAAAGTCTGCAGTTACTGCTGGCGCTGGTGGCGTTGGTGGTAATGGCTATGTTTGCATCGTTGCTTTTGAATAATGATAAAAAAATATATTAAAGATTTTTATCCACATCCAGAATCAAATGGATATGGCATTGAAAGCGCATATAGAAGGTTCGAAATTCTAAGGCCTCTGCACTTTGATTCTGTTTTAGACGTTGGTTCTGGCCCCTGTTTGTTGCACAAATGGCTTTTAACAAATAACATACTAGCTTCTTATGAGGCCGTTGACATTCGAGAAGAATCTCTAAATCTTTGTAATTGCAAAACGTATATAGATATACCAACAAATAAAAAATATGATTTAGTTTGCATGTTTGGAACTGTTACTTTTAATATTAATCATGATGTAGAGAAAAATAAACTATTATTGCATGAATTAGTTGCTGATAGCACAAAAGTATGCTCTAAGTATATTGTAATGACTGTATTTAAGGATGAATTTGTTAATAAAAGTCCATCTATTGTAAAAAAAATGTGTGTTGGTTTTTCTAAAAATGAAATTAAAAATATGTTTAATAATTATACTGACGACATTGACATTCAAGAAAGAAATGATTTAGACAAAGATGAATATTTTGTAGTAGTAAAATTGCCGATATAGATTTATTATGGCAAAGAAAAAGAATACAACCACAAAAAGCACTTCATCAGTAGAAAAAAATAGCGTTAAGCCTAAAAGAAAAGTGATGATTGCAACACCTGCATATGATGGCAGAATAGATGCATGGTATAATCACAGCATGCTCTTGACAGAAAGAGAATGTGTCAAAAATAATATTTTGATAGATCCTATTTATGTATGTTATGATGCTCTTGTGGAGAAGGCTCGTAATGATTTGTTTGCATATGCATACGAAAACAATTATGATGATTTAGTTTATATTGATTCAGATATTTCTTGGGATCCACAACAGTTTTTAAGATTACTCAGTCATCCAGTTGACTTCGTCGCTGGCATATATCCCAAAAAGTCAGAAATTGAAGACTTTCCAGTTAATCTAATTGGAGATATTACTATTCAGAATGGCCTAATGGAAGTTGCTTCTGTGCCAACTGGATTTTTAAGGTTGAGTAAAAATGCAATTAATATTTTGTGGAAAGCGTGCCCTCCATATACAATAAGTCAAGATCCAAAAGTTTTTAAGCATGTATTTCAGACCGGAGTTCTTGGCGGCAGATACATTAGTGAAGATATACTGACTTGTTTAAAATGGAGGGAGCTTGGAAATAAGGTTTATCTAGATCCTTTTATTTCTGTTGCTCACAGTGGACATAGAACATGGAGAAACAACTTTATGGATTTCTTGAACAAGAACACGGTTAGACAAGTTCCTCAATCTGCTGCTGCTGCTCAAATATCTCAGGCTCAACAAAATGCTTAGTGAGTAATTATTTTTAAAAATATAAGTAGGGAAACTTTTAGTTTTGTTTTAAAAAAATATGTGGAATATATATATCATATAATTATTCCAAAACATCATGTCGCTAAAGTAAATGATTGCTTTAGCAAAATATGTAAGACTAAGTCAAAACCCTTTTCTCATAATTTAGCATCAAAAAGTGTTTACAAAGCAACTCATGTTGCTGCATCTGGTATATCTGAAGAAGAGCTTAGGGTTTTTGAAATAGTTTTACAGCTTGATAGTCCAAATGTTTTTTGGTGGAAAGTTTCCGCTAAAAATGGAGTACTGGAAGACTGCAACGATGCTGATTGTTTCGTTTATTTGGGCGAAAAAACAGAGTACAAACAGTTGTTCAAAAAAGCAGGCTTCATTTATTTGAGTAAAGATGATGGGTAAATCAGGAAGACCAAAGAAAAAGTCAGATCTCTTTTTAGATCTCGAAGGCTTAAAGGAAGCGGTTAAGAACGTTACAATTACAGCCGCTGATGCTGGTCGTATTCCTAGTATAATTGAATTTATTGAGTCTGAAAAATATTTGGGGTTAATTCATAGAAAGCCCACTCCTATCGATTTATACCCTTTTCAGAGAATTATGTTAAAAGCTTTTTATGCTAATAGTGTTGGTAATGAAAATTTATCCCTTTCAGATGAAGAAATAAACTTATGTAAAGAAAATAACTTTGAAGATGAAGATATAAGTGATTTGTTTTTCAAAAAAGACAACGGAACCACAAAGAGCGAGCTGGTTCTTGTGTGGGGGCGCAGGAGCGGGAAAGACTTTATTGTTTCAATATTAGCATGCTATGAGGCAGCAAAACTTCTAGAAGCTCCTGAAGGAGACCCTTATAAGCTTTATGGTTTAGGTTCAGGAGCTCCATTCACCATTCTTACTGTTGCAAACAGTTCGGCTCAAGCTCAAGTTTTGTTTAATGAAATAAAAGATAAAATTATTAATAGTTCATATTTTGCTGATAAAATAGTTCCATCTGGAATTTTATCTGAACAAATTCATTTATTGACTCCTGCGGATAAAGTGCGAAATGCTGAGCTTGCCTCTCGTGGATTGCCTACCAGTCCTGGCTCTGTAATTATTCGTTGTGGTCACAGTAACTCTGATTCTTTAGCAGGTATTTCTTGCTATTGTTTATTGCTTGATGAAATTGGCTTATATAAGCAAACTGCTGGTAGTAGCGGCGGAGAAAGTATATACAGAACATTAGCACCTGCCACTGCCACATATGTACGCAAAGAAAAAGTGATTGATCCATATGGAGTGGAATCTACAAAAGACGTTTATGATGGTAAAATTATATGCATTAGTTCTCCTCGTGGTAAAGAAGGTGTGTTTTATGATTTATATAGGAAAAGTAGTGCAGTATCTCACAGGGTAATGTGCAAGCTTCCAACATGGAAGGTTAATCCAAACCAGACTCAAGAATTACTTCGTGAAAAATTTGCAAATATGACAGAAGAAGAATTCATGATGGAGTTTGGTGCAGAATTTAGTGGCACAGCTGGACAAACTTTCTTTACAAGAGATATGGTTGAAAAGGCATTTAGTAACAATTTGCATCTCAAAGATCACGGCGAGGCTGGCTTTACCTATTTTTGCCATTTAGATCCAGCAACTTCTTCTCACAACTATGCTCTTTGTGTTGTCCATAGAGAGCTTTTTGTAAATCCAGAAACAAATAAGATGGATTTTAAAGTAAAGGTAGATCATTTGAAGTATTGGCAGCCTGCAGAGGGAAAACCAATTCTTACAGAAGAAGTTGATAATTACATTATTAGTTTGAGTAAAAAGTATAATTTTGAACTTGTTACTTTTGATCAATGGAACTCCCAACACAGCATTGACCATCTTAAAAAACATAGTGTTCCAGCAAAAATGACTAGATTTACAAAAAGATATAAAATTATTATATATGATAATTTATATGACTTATGTTCTGCCGGTAGACTTGATATTCCAGAGCATGATTTATTAAAAAATGAAATGTTGTATCTGCAGCGCAGATATACCCCAACTGGATACCGTGTTTTTGCTAAAAAAGACGGCTTGGTAAAAACAGATGATGTTGTAGATGCTCTGGCTGGTGCAGCTTATTCTTGCATGAATGACACTATGACAAGATTGCCTCAAGGAAAATTAGTTAGATTATCAGTAAATCCTGTAGGAGAAGATGTTGTCTTTAGAAGCATGTCAGGAGTTCCTATTGGCAATACACTTCAACAACAAAAATGGAGCAAAAGGTTTTAAAAATGTTTAATTTAAAAAAATGGGTCAAATCTTTGTTTTCTGAAAGTGATAATGTAAAAACAGCTAGTTTAGCTTCTGATCTTGATCAGCATAGAAAAGATCAGGGCACTGGAATATCAGATGTCCCAGAAATAGCTGAAGCAGTATTGGATAGAGTCGAATCTTCTGATAAAGATGTGACTATCGAAGGCAAGATGAGTAAAGAAAATAAGTCTGATTCTCAGACTCTTGAAGCTCAAATGGATGAAAAATTAAAATATTCAATAAGAAAAAATGACAATATAAGAGAAGAGGTTCCTAGAATAAATGTTGCAACAGAAATGCATGATCAAGCTTATCGTGAAGCTTATTCAAAGGCAGAAAAAAATCTTACTAAGCAAAAAGATTTATTTGAAAAATATATAGGCAAAAAGGGTTCAAAGCAGGTTCCTGCTAATGTCGCTGATTCTGCTTCTGGTTTGCCAAATAGCCCTGAACGCTTTGTTAATTTTGACGGCGTACCTTCAGAGGATGTAAAGAAAAACTTGTCTCATATTGGAGACTCTTCTGAAGTTAAGTCAATGCATACTACTGGAGATTTAGATTCTGTTAAAAAGCTAGATGCTGCCGCTTTTTATATAGCCTACAAAGCTGCATCTGCTGGCAGAGATTTAAATGACAGCGAAAATTCTATTATTAAATCTATAATTGATAAAAAACGAGAGTTACTTTTGTCATGAAAAAAGTAGCCAGACGTGGCACTGGTTGGCCAGCAGCATTTGAACATCCTCTTGATAGGAAAGATCCATACAAGAGATATGTTGGTCCAAATTCTGGCGAATCTCCTAAGTTAACTAGAATTGGAGATCAGGGTTTTCCCGATGAAGCTCCAGACGCGTCTGGATCTATAGGTGGTGCTAGTAAATATGATCATATAGCTCCAGGCGATCACCCATGGACTGATTTTGATCCAGATGATCCATTTGAGTCCTATGTTGGTAGGGATCAGGGTCAAATGCCATACGGGGAGTCTGGACAAGAGTTGAATTTTACAACCAATGACGGTCCACTTTCGCGTACTTTTCGCATATTTACTTTGATGGCTGACGATAATAGGGATAGCAAGCCTGAGCAGTTGTCTGGCAATTTGGCCAAGAAAAGGATTAAAAAAATATGAAATTTAGAACAACAGAAAAAATTACCGGAGAAATAGTGCTTGGTGGTTTGAATTTGGTTTTAAAGCGTGGTGTGTTTTTTGATTTAACTAAAGATAAAATTGGTCACCATGAATTAGTATGGGCAATTCATAACGGCTATGTTGAAGCTATTGATAATGACGCTAAAAATGCAGCAAATGCAGAAAAGAAAGTTTATACTAACAGTTCAAAAAAAATCATAGTTTCACAATTTCTGAAGAGTCCCCTTAATTCAGGAGACACTGTTGTCTTGCTGAAAGATGATCCAACATGTGTTGAACTTGATAAGCTTGTTGCTGCTGGTCTGCTTTCTTGCTCTGACGCTTCATCTCCTGCAGCTGAAGCTAAGCAGGTTAAGGCTCCAGTGGACTCAAAGCCTGAGAAAATTACTGAAACTAGAAAAAGTTTTAAGAAAAAGCCTTCTTCAAAGAAAGAGGACAAAAAGGATAATACAGTCGAATCATCAAAAATAACCTCGGATGCTAAGCCTAAGCCTTTCGTTTCAGAACAGAAAACGATTTTCGTAGGCTCAAACAACGAGGAGTTAGAGCTTGATTAAATTTAATTCTAGTACTTTTCAAAATAAACTAAAAAAAGTAAAAAGAAACAATAAGAAAAAATTGTGTCGTTATTTTACTCTTCTGTATCCACAAGAGTATGCCTCTGACTTAGTGGGGAAGAAGTGCAATGACTCATGATTCAAAATTGCAGGCTATTCAAGCAGAATTAAATTACTATGGATATGCCATTAATGGATCCCAGATTATTTCTTTAGAAAACAGCTCTGTAGAAAACGTTGATCTTTTTTTGCAAAGGTTATCTGATTTGCAAAAAGAACAAGTAGTAAAATTAAAAGACGAATGGGAAAAAATTGAGATTAATGTCAAGGCTATTGCTGGTGGTATTACTGTTCATGGGCTCCGTGTTTTGCAAAAATGTTTCAACTACGTTAAAAGCAAAAGTCAGCATTCTGTTTTAAAAGATAGGTCTTGTATAAAACATATTAGAAACATTTCATGCATGGCTGCTGATCGCATGAGTCATGCAACCGCTGAACAAATTGCAGTAGTCCTGTCAAGAATTGAATTGTATGAGTATAACATAAAAAAAATAGGATATCTTAAGTTTTTAATTAGTTCTTATATAAAAAAACAAAATTCTTCTAATATAAAAATTGCAATAGATATTGATATTAGTTCATCTGTACAGGGTCCTTATTCTAATCTTGATCTTCCAACAGAAGAAAGAGTATTCAGATGGAGTGATGTAGATGAAGAGACTTATGCAAGACAGGACATGAAGCAAAAGCAAAGAAGATATCAAATGGGTTTAGAAGACAATCAGTCTAGTGATACAAAGGTTGGATTTTATTGGCGAGAATTACGTAATGAGCCTTATCCATTTCTTAGCGGTTCTGAAGAAATGGGCTATGAAACTTCGTATCCTTATCGTGCAAATCTGTGGGGTAATCCATGAAAAAAGTAAGTCAGTCATCTCTCGTTGATTTTTTGGTAAATAATAAAACTATAAATGTTAGTAATCTAAATTTTATTAGCATTCATTCTAGGCAGGCTAAAAATTTATATTCTCTTTTTGTTTCTTCTGTTGATGGAAATTCTAATATAAAAATAGCTAAACCAATTAATATGCATACTACTGACTTTGTTGAGCTGCAGCTTGCTGGTCTTATTAAGGGTGACATGAGTAACGCTGTTATTACCGCAAACGGTGCAAAGCTTTTGGAAAAAATGATATTGTCTGATGACGATTGTACGTTTGCATTAAAGACCAATGTACATCATAAGGGTTTAGGAAAAGTTAGTGAAAATAATTTTGATGTGCCAAAAAGGGGCAATTCTATTTTTAGAGCATGATGCAATTAAGTTATAGATATAATAGTGAGAGAGATCGTGCACTATGCTTAGATTTTTTGCGTCACAGTGGTTTTTGGAATGACATAGAAGTTGAATATTTAAGATCTGCAACAAAAAGATTAGTAATATCTATAGAAAATGAAGATGTTGATGACTTTACTATAAGGGCAAAATACAAAGGTTTTAAATTCAATGAAATTGAGTAACTCAAAAAAAATCTATGTAGAAGTTGCAAAGACCCCGGAACAGCAAAGTCAAGGGTTAATGTTTAGGAAATCTTTAGATAAAGATAGTGGCATGCTGTTTGTTTTTCAAAATTCAAAACCTTTAAGTTTTTGGGGAATGAATACTTTTATTCCTTTAGACATCGCATTTATAGATGAATCTGGAAAAATTCAAGACATTAAAAGAATTAAAGAGCATGATTTGACAAGTGTAAAGTCTTCATGTCCATGCAAATATGCTTTAGAGATGGAAGACGGATGGTTCAAGTCAAACGGTTTTTCTGTTGGAGATTATTGTGAGCCTTTATTCAAAAAATTTGACAATTCCGTTGTGCTTATTAAGAATATAAAAACTGCTCAAAAAGAAGAAGCTCAGGACGTTGAAGATAAAACTGAAGATTTAGATAAAGATGAAAAAAAACCGGAAGAGACAAAAAAGGAAATAAAAGTTCCATCTCCAGCTAAGCCTATTCCTAATGTTGTTGTGACTCCTGTGTCAGCCCCAGCAAAACAGGACGTAATTAATATCCCAAAATTTGGCAATATTTTTGAGGCATTAAGATGGTCTATTTCTAATAATCAAGTTATGAGAGTGACTTATCATACGCAAAAAGGACACACTGTTACTAAAGATATAGAACCTCATCGTGTTTTCTTTTCCAGGAGTAGTAAGCGTCAGGTTTTAAAAGCATATGACGAAACAGCAGATCATCCAAGCCAATATATAATTATGAATATTGTTTCGTATGGATTTCCTGGAAGGAAGTTTATGCCTAAATCAATATTATTAACACGGAGATAGTGTTTATGATTAATTTAATAAAAGATATAATTTTGACCGCACAAAGTTTAGAGATCAAGGGGCTTAGCAAGCATGCATCGCAGCTAGATGGCGTTGCAGAATCTTTAACTATGATTAAGCAAGCTCAGTATGATGGTGTTCAAGGCTACTGGATCAGAAATGGTCGTTGTTTTGACAATTGTTATAGAGAGAAGCGTACAAAAGAAGCAAAAAAGAGTGCACAAGAAATTTGGAGTGAATGTCATGAAGAGTGGTTAAAATCTCTGATGAGTAATAGTTCTGAATGGGACAAGTACGCCAAAGACTCTTCAAATTCTATGATAAAAATAGCGAAGTCAGAGACAACTAATTTTTCTGATGAAATTTTAAAAGATGAAATAAAAGAAAAAGTATCTTCTGGTTTGCCTATTTCAGACGCAGTCCCAATGACTGTTGCTGAAAGAATGTTTAGTATCCCATGGAAACTTGCTCAAGTGAGTAATGAAGTTGTTGAGATAGCTAGGGAGGTTTCCGAGTCAGATCCCGCCGTTTCTGAGAAACTTTATGATTTTGCAGATCAAATTAGACAAGAAAGTTTACATAATTATAGAGACTGCCTTATATCATAAAGGAAAATTTATAAATACTTATTAATAAAAAGGACCATTTGGAGGAACAACTATATGCAATTTTTTTCTAACAAAATTTACGTAAACGGATCTCAAAAATCATTCCAAGACCTTATTGATGGTGTCAAGGGTAACGGAATGACTAAGGTCGCATCTTCTGCTGAAGCTCCCGTCAAGGAAGCTGGCAAGGAAGCTATGATGGAAAAGACGACTAAGGGCGGTAAGATGCCCAAGGAAGTGCTGGAGCACTTTAAGGGTAAGTCAGGTGCTTCTGGTAAGTCAGGTGCTTCTGGTAAGTCAGGTGCTTCTGGTAAGTCAGGTGCTTCTGGTAAGTCAGGCTTAACTTCTGCTCAAAAGAAATTGCCAGCTGCTCTTCAGCAAGCTATCTTAGACAAGAAGAAGGCTGAAGCCAAAGATGATGGCCTAAAAATAGCAAGTATTGAAAAGGTTAATGATGATGAAGTTATTTTGACACTAGCAACTTCTCATGAAGCTGGATTTGCTCACGCAGCAACTTCTCATGAAGATGGAGAAGAGGTTGTTATTGATGATTCAGATGAAGGCAAGAGTGGCAAGAGTGGCAAGAGTGGCAAGGACGAAAAAGAATCTTGCTGGTCTGCAAAAGAATCTTGTTGGTCTGACAAAATGGCTTCTGAGCAACCAAAGTTTGTCAAGATAGCTAACCTCACCGATAAGCAAAAGTCTCATTTCCGTAAGTATTGGGACAATGTTTGGCCAAAGGAGTTTATTGAAGCTCTACTTTCTGTACAGAATTAAGGAGCTTTAATATGGCTATTTTGCCTGTAGGAATTAGGAAAGAAATGCAGACGCAGATGTTCAGGACGGCGCAATCAGCGCCTCCTGAACCTGCTTCTGCTTATATGCAGGGAGGTCCGTCAGTTCCTCCTGAACAGCCAGCGCCCGTTGCTAATGTTGCTAAAAATATAGATGATCAAAATATTCGAGATTTTGTAACGGATATTTTGGTAAATAGGCTTGGCGTTCCCGAAAGAACCGTTGACAAAAAGTTAGAAAATTTAGTTAGTTATTCTATAGCATCGAATGGCGATATCAGCGGATTCTTTATTATTCCTGTTCATACTGGTCAAAAGAAAGTATCTTTGCAAGAGGCAAAACAAATTGTTTCTGATTTTTGCTCAGCATTCAATGTTGAATGTGAGATAGAACATGGCAAAAATTTTAAAATATCTTTTAAAAGTGTTCCAAAAACTGATATCCAAGAGCCAACAGATGAAGGTAGTTTAAAGTTTGTTCCAGATGAAAAGGGGACAGCTCAGAAAAAGGTTGCTTCTAGTATTTTTGCAGAACAATTTGAGATGCGTAAGACAATGCTTGCAGACACCTTAAAAAGATTGGGATATACAAAATGATATTTAAAAACAAAGATGCTGGAAAGTCATCTATATTTAATGAAAAATCATCTAAGAGCTCAGAGACTCCAGTAGATCCATCTGTTTTAGAAAGTTTTTTCAGGAAGCAGGTAAGTAAAAAGTCTGCACAATCTGATGGCACTTTATTAAATAAAAAAGTTACTAGAAGTTCCTCTACAAGTGACGCGAATGTTCCTGCAGATAATTATTTTGGCAAGTCTTCTTCTAGGTCAATATTCACTCCAGACTCAGTGCCAGCTGACAATCAGGTAGGTATTGTTGAGAAAAAATCAGAGTTTTTACCAAATGTCAAGCAAGAAATAGCGCCAGATATTGCTGATGACCTTACAAGATTCAAAGGTAATTTTTCTCCAGCTGCAAAGAATGCCGGATCTCACGGATCTATTCGTAAAGACAGAATTAGCTTATTTGATAAGGGTGCTTTTGACCGCATAGATACGCCTTCTGCTTCTGAAGAAAAGGTTGCTTCTGTCGAAGAAAAGAAAATATCTAAATCTTTAAGATCTACAGATGTGGTCGAGTCATTGTGGTCTAAAATTGCTTCTCCTCAATCCGAAAAGCCAAAGTCTGCTAGAGAAAGAGCAATAGATAAATTATTTGGAGATAAAAATGCCTAAGTTTAATTTGTCTAAGTTCGCACAAAAATCTATTGAAATGACTCCTCCTCCCACCATTCAAGGAGCAGAAGAGTTCAGTGACATTGAGATGTCTGATGAGGCGAAAGATAGTTCTGGGCTTCTTATGGCTCCAAATAAAGACATTGACACAGAAGTTGAAACCATATCTGTGCCTGTATTTGATAATCATGTTCAAATGTACGAAAAGTTAAAGTCTTTCGCATATGGCGACATTAAGTCTTCTATGGATGCTGCGTGGAATGAGTACTTTTCTCAATCTATTGGGGCAACTGATATAGCAGACGATTTTAAAGCTGGATTAAGTCAGTTTTTTGAAGTTGATCCACAGTCAGAAGATGCAGTAGATATAGCTAATAGATTATTTGATATGTATTCAAAAATACATCCTCCACAAGTTCAGGAAGAAGAGATGGACATCGCTACTGCAAGTACCATGCATGTTATGAAGCTAGCTAGAGATGTGGCAGAGTCTGAAAGAAAGCAGAGTTCTGTAGGCAAATTTAATCTCACAAAAACAGCTCAACATAAAAGCATTATGCATGGAACTATTATGTCTGGTCCTGGCCAAACCTCTTTAAGTCCATTTAGTAGAGATATACAAAGTGGCTTGCATTTAGTAGAGCAAAATAAGGGATTTGGCTTGAAAATAGATGACGTTTTAGACATTGATTTTGAAGCCATTTGGCGTGGCAATGTTATGGACAAGTACAATGCTCCATATCGTGATGCTGAAGGAAATTATGTCGGCGGCTATATTAATAGAAGGTTTGAAGTTAACCGCAATATTCCAGTTGGCAATAATTTGCAGTTATTGCCTGGAACAAGAGGTCGTCCGTGGATGCCTCAATACTCTACTCTTGAATCAAGAATGGAAGTATTAAGAGGAAATGAAGACAAGTTGGTAAACCCAGCTACTTTTAACAAAATTTCCATCGGTCCATTTAACTTAAAAAAAAAGAACAGTTAAATCTTAAGTCTGCGTCTAATGCTTCTACTTCTCCTTTTAATAGGGCATTAGACCGTGCTTTCTCCTTTATGAAACCCGATAAAGGTAATATATATTCTAGACAGAAAAAAATCTGTCCAATATGTAATTCTGATAATTCTGCAGATTCTTCAAAAAACGGTAATAAATGTGTAAATTGCGGATGTGATTTAAGTAATGTTTCCATAACAAGAGTGTAAAATAAATGGCAAAGTCAATCAATAAAGAACAAGAAACAGGTAACGCAGAACATAATTCTAACTTTGATGTTCGCAAATACGCAAATTCTTCAGCTGTATCTTTACCTTTAACAAAAGCTGCTCAATACGTTGGAGGCAATGCCGGGACAATATTTACACAGCCAATGTTTTTTAGCCCTTTGCATACACCACAAAATTGGCAGATTGCAAGTAAAAGAAAAGAAGTTTATCAATGGGCTAGATTTTATTACGAAAACGAACCAAAAGCTGCTGCTGGCATAGATTTTTATGCAGGATTCCCAATGAATGGCTTTGCACTTGAGTGTAAGGACAAAAAGGTTCTTGCATATTTTGAGCACATGTCGGAAAAACTAAATCTAGAGTATTGGCTTAGAAAAATAAGTCATGAATATTTTTTGTTGGGTGATGTATTTGTTTTTACAGAAATAGAATGTCCAGTATGTCGTGGCATGGGTCATCTTCCAAATGGTAATATCTGCAATCACCCCGATGGGACCATAAAGCGTTTACTAATTTTAAATCCTGATTTTATAGAAGTTCAAAATACTCAGCTTGCAGATGAGCCCACTGTTGCTTTAATTCCAGACGATGATCTTAAAAGGGTTGTTGCTCAGAAGAAGCCCAAAAATGTTTATGACAGAATTCCAGATTCTATTAAAGAGTATGTATTGTCTGGTAGACCTATTCCGCTGAGTCCAAGATGCATTAGTCATATACGACACAAGGGTTCTCCATATGGAACTTATGGAGAAAGTTTATTGCGAAGACTGTTTACAATCATTTCATATAAGACAAAGTTAATGACTGCCAACTGGATTATGGCAGAGCGTCATATCCTTCCTGTAAGAGTTGTTAAAGTTGGCAATGCAGAAAGACCAGCTTCTGAATTTGATATTGCAGATGTGCAAGGACAACTCGCTGCTGTTGCAAACGATCCTAATCTTACTATTGTGACTCACCATGCATTTGAAATGGATTTTATAGGAGCAACTGGTAAAATACACGATATTTCTAATCAGCTTGAAATGATTGGAAAAGAAATGCTGGACGGTCTTATGTTGCCTCAAACTCTTCTTAACGGAGAAATGGCAGCATATAGCGCTGCTGCAGTTGGCGTTGAGACTTTGATCAGAAGATTAGAAACTTGGCGTATGGAGCTTTCATCTTGGGTTGAAAAAAATATCTTTTTACCAGTTGCGCAAATGCAAGGTTTTGTTGATACTCAAAAAAGCAAATTAGTTGGTGAGACTGTATGGCTTTATCCAAAGATGAAATGGAATGATTTAAGGTTGCGTGATAATAGTCAGTATTTGCAAGGACTAATGCAGCTTCATGACAAGGGGTTGATATCTTCTCAAAAGCTTCTTACTGAATATAATATTGATTATGATCAAGAGATCAATAGACTTCGTGAAGAGCAGATTACTGCTGGTAAGGGTGGTCAGGTGATTGGTGGTAGTCCAGATTCAGGTGGCGGAATGGGCGGTCTTGATTTAGGCCTTGGCGGACCTCCTGGTGGTGGTTTAGATCTTGGCATGGGCGGCGGCGGCATGCCGCCAGGCTTAGCTGGCCCAGGACCTGGCGCTCCTCCGCCAGGACCTCCAGTGGGTGGCGCTCCTCCAACTCCGCCAATGGGAGCTGCTGCTAGTTCAGACGATATGACCAAGGTTGCTCAATTTTATCCAGCTATGGATGGCATGCAATCAGGAGTTGATGCTGGCATGCGCGTATATAAGCGTGGTAAGGAACCAAAACAGAAAAAAGTTGAAGAGCAAGCTCCAGAGTCAAAACAAATATTTTTGACCAAGCCTGAGCAGAAGTTGTTTAGTATTATCAAGTCTTTGAATATTCCACTAAGACTTTTTGCTCAATATGAGTTTCAAGTTCCAGGAGAAAAGAATGCGTATCTTTTAGATTTTGCATTCCCTGATATTATGATTAATTTTGAAGCAGACGGAGATTTTTGGCATTCTGACGTAGATGCTGTAGAGCGAGACAAGCAAAGAGACATGAAGCTTGCAAATATGGGCTGGCGTGTTGTAAGAATCAAAGAAAGTGCTTTAAACACAAATGTTGAACTTGTAACGCAAATTATAATAAATAATATTAAAGATACAATAGCTCAAAGAAAAGCATTGATGGCTAAAAAAGCTAGTGTAAATGATGATGAAAGTATTTATTACGAAGATGGGGATGAACTAAAAATCACTTATCAAAATTTGATTTATGATAACAGTGACAATTCATAATATATTCCTGCATTTAAAAGGAAAAACAATATATTTTATTAAATGAATATGTTACAAGGTTATTATGATAAAATTATCTGCCAAAAGAATTAAAGATCGCAATATTACTTGGCGTGAAGCTTACTCGGAGCGCACAGCACCATTGCACGAAAGATATACGGCAGAAGTAGGGCCCGGATCGTATAGAAGGTGGGAAGGTCATGACTATACTACGAATAGTGATTACTATGTAGTTTGTAGTCCAGCTCAAACTAAATACGGCGAAAAATCTTATTTTGCTGGTATCAAGAAACTGCCACCATTAGCCGTAAGAGATGTTGTAAAAACATATTCTCCTTATGGAAAATATTTTACCAATATGGCTTCTGCGTTATCTTTTTTAAAAGAAAAATACGGTATCCCATGGCCAAAGGGTCAAATTAACTACACCGTAGATAACCTTGAAAATATTGATATTCCTAGATTTGTAAAGGCATAAAAATGGATAAATTCACAATTACATCTGAAAGACAAATAGAGCCATTAAATTTACCGCAAAATTGGGATGAAATTAATCTTTCTCCTATTCAAAAATTTGCATCAAAAGAAAAAACATTTGATGACCATATAAAGAATATAGACCTTGGCGGATTTGATATAGTTTCAGCTGTCAAAGAAAATCCAGATCATCTTTTTGTAAAAGTTTTTGCAATTAAGAAAGATGAAGTAAATGACAATGGAGATTATTTTAGTGAAAATGAATTAAAAAAAGCAGCCAAAACTTTTATTGGAGTTCCTGTATTTGTTAATCACCAAAACGATGACGTTGAAAAGGCTAGAGGTAAAGTTGTTCATGCATGGTGGGATGATACTCGTGGTGGAATATATACTATTAATATGGTTGACAAAGTTGCGTATCCAAGACTTGCTAGAGGCATAGAAGCTGGTTACGTCACTGGAAGCAGTATGGGCTGTAGTGTAAAGTATTCTTGCTGCTCTGTATGTCATACACGCGCTGCAAATGCAAAAGAATATTGCTCTCATATTAGAGAAAGAAAAAAGAAAAATTATACTGGAGATCATGAATGTGAATATCACAAAAGTGCCAATGCGGGTGAAGAGCCATGTCCAGTGTGTGGATGCAAAAAGGGAGAAAAGAAACACAACAAGTTTGCCAGTCAACAGATATTTGAGCATAACTATGGTGTTAAATTTATAGAAGACAGTTTTGTTGTCAACCCAGCATGTCATGACTGCTTAGTAAGTGATATTATAAACCCCACTGGCTTACTTAAGAAGGTGGCAGACCTTCGTGACACTCTTGCTAAGATTGGAACTTCCATGGACCAAGACTCTTCATTTGGCATGGAATGTGCTTCTGGACAATGCAGCTTGCATAAAGCTGCAGGTAAGCAAGAAATCAATGAATTAAATGATGCGATGAACCAGCTTGAGCGTGTTGCGCGCTCTATGATGGCTCAAAAGAGCAAGGTAAGCTTAGAGTATGTATCTGATATTGTTAAAGTTTGCTCTGATATCCAGAAAATCTCAGATGAATTAGTTGAAATGGGCTACGCAGTTTTGCCCAGTCCTACGGAATCTCAAATTGCTTATGGCACAAATGCCCCAGCAAGTCCTATTTCTAGGCCCCAATCCGCTACGCAAATGCCAGTTTCTGCAATGCCTCAGCCTTCGCAGGCTGCTGTCCCTTCTATGCAGCCAAGCATGGCTATGCCGCAACAGCAAGCTCCTGCAATGATTAAGTCTATGCCTACTTCTGCTTCTCCTCAAATACAAGAATTTGGAGATGAGATTGGCAGAGTAACTAAACCAAATTTTATTCCAGTTAAAGCAGATTCTATAAAGGATTTTATTAAAATATCTAATAGTATAACAAATAGGCTAAATAATTTATCTAGTCTTATGTACACCAACGGAGAATTTATGTCAGAAAATTCAGGATACAAATTTACACAAGGCGATGACACAATAGTTATTTCTTCAGACAATGATGGAGAAGTGCACATTGCTTATTTAAAGGGAGACCGTTTAGTTAAATGGTCTAGCATAGATTCTTTCGATGCAGAAACACAGCAAATTATCAATCATGATCCAAAGCACGCCGCTCGTCAAATTTTAAATTCATACTTGAACAAAACTTCAGAGGAGTCAATTACATCCATGGAAAGCTCAAATCAAAACAAAGTTGCACAGTCACGCACAGGCGAAATGAGAGAGGTTACTACCGAATCTCAACTCTCTGACATGAAGGGCATTCATGCCCGCAAGGGAGAAGCTCACACTGCTACCACCGAAAGCAAAGAGCAGCTTGGTGCTGGCAAGTCCTACAGTGATGTTGGAGGAACTTCAGCTACTCCTCGTCAGGGAACTGCATATGAGACAGTTGTTGAAGCCACCCTTAACTCTAAGACTGGCGGATACATGGCTCGTTGGGGTTCTTTCCCTGAAGTGATTACAGAAGCTCAATGGAATGACATCAGTAGAGAAGTGTTCGCAAACATTCCTTCTGATTGGACATCAGTTGCCCAGCAGGGACAATTAGAAATGCTGCAAAAAACATTCAGTTGGTCTGAGCCAACTGTCACGACAGAAGGTCAGCTTGCTGGAAAGTCCACAAAGAAAGCCTCTGCTCAAGATCTCATAAAGCAAGCTCAGGCAGCCATTGCTGATGCGATGGCATTTTATGGCGTTGGATCTGAAGACATACAAAACAGCGTAAGCTTTATTAATTCCGATTCTTCACGACACAACAAGGCAAAGGTGGTTGTTGCTATGAATGCAGCTCCATGGGCTGTGAGCGCTCGTAAGTCAAACAACACTCGTCTTGCAAATTTCTCTAAAGTTGCTTCAGAAGTTTATGGCGTTGAGCCAGTAGATGCAGTTTTGGCTGCTGTTGGAGACAACCTGGGTGCATCTTCTGCAGAAGATGTTCTTGCAGCTCTCTCTTTCGTATCCAACAACAAGCTGGCAATGCAGCAGGCAGAAGATCTCGCTGTAGAAAGATTTGAAAGCGCAACATCTGAGAATGAAGATGATTCAAATATGTTCCGTAAAGCATTTAGCGAAATGTCATTGCCAGAGGACGGAATGATCAAAGTCTGCATGAGTGCAGAGGATGACCTCGGCATGGAAGTTTCATCTGGTAAAGATTTTATTGCAGCTGTTCATAAGTTTGCTCAAAATATGGTGAATGAGAATCTCGGACAGAATGTCGAAATCATTCCCGTTGCAGTTGACGTTGACGAAGAAAATGGTCTTGTTGAAGCCACTTGCAAAATGGCTTCCAAGGTAACTGATCAAGAAAGAGCTGCGTTTGAGAAATGGGCATCTTCAGTCGAGTCAAATGTTGTAACTTCTGATTTAAACGAAGAGTCAGTTCAGACAAAGAGAGCTTCTTTACTATCTGATCTTGAGAAGCTTGAAAAGCAGGCTCAGCTTGCTGGCGGTCAAATGCCCGCTGGTTTAAATCCAGCAGGAATGGGCATGGGAATGCAGCTTCCAGGTGGAGCTCCACCAGCTGGCGCTCCCGGAGTTGAAGCACTCACTGTTGGAGCTCCAGCTGATGCAGGTGCTGCTCCAATGGGTGCAGATCCTCTCGCAGGCGGAGATATGGGCGGTGGAGAAATGGAAGAAAGTAAGCCCAAGCCACCAGGCGCAGTGTGTGTTGTGTGTGGGGGTCAGGACGTAGACGTTCTTGGAGGAAAATCCAAGTGCAATGGTCCTGGATGTGGATTAAATTATACAATCAAGATTGTTCCAGATGCATCTCTACTCGACAAGATTACCGATGGTGATGTTGATCAAGAAGATGTAACTGCTGAACCAGAGTCTCCAGAGAAGGGCTTAGGTGGAGAAGGTGCAGCATCCCCTGCTCCAGACATGGGTATGGGTGCTCCAGCTCCAGGCGGTATCCCAGGCATGGGAGGCATGGCCGTTGCTGCTTCTACAAGAATTAGTGCAGATACTATGAAAAAGTTTGCATCTAAGGGAGATTTTGGAAGCATTAGCCCAATCAGTGGTGAGCGTAATACCATTAAGCTTGATCAAGAGCACTGGCAGTGTTTGGATAGTGGTCAAATTTATAGAGTTAGAGTTGCTGCTAAGACTAATGATCCAAAGCATGTTTATGCTCAGTGGGAGTGGGCTCCAGTTGCAAAGCAGGCTTCTTGCACTCCTTGCCAGCGTAAGAAAAATGCCATAATCAAAGCTCTTGCTTCAGTTGGCATTTCTGAAGACAGCTTTGACGGCATGTCTATGCAAGATAAGGCATCTGCGCTAAATAAGATTAATGACAAGGGACTTTTGGGCACAATTAAGGAAGCCTCTTCTGATGACATAAAGGGTTTCTTTAAGCAAGCATTTACAGTGCACGGAGAATTCCCCATGGCAAGATGCATAGAGAAGCTTGCTAATAGATATGGTGAAAATGCACTTGCACTTAGTGGTCCATGTGAAGGTAAGAATCTTGCAGAATGTGTCTGCGGATCACTTTCTGACGAGAATGTCTACACAACCAAGCTAGCTAATAAGATTGCTTCTACTTGGTCTGAAAGAGACGGCATGCATGAATGCGTAGAAGACTTCATTAGAAATGGCCTTGCTCTCAATAAGGCTGCTCAGGCTTGCGAAGACTTAAAATCCAAGTACATATCTCCTGAAGAAGTTTATGCAGAATCTCTTTCTGAAGATCAATCAATAAAGATTGCAATCGGAGAAGAGGATATGGAAGAAGATCCATTTGATTCTGATGAAGATATGGATATGGGTGAAGACAGTGATGACATGTCTGAGAATCCAAAGGGTTACGATGATTCTGATCTCAACGAAGAAATTGATGAGGATATGGACATGGATGAGCCAAGTGAAGAGGAAATGCCATCAGGTTATCGTGATGAGACTGATGAAGATGAAGGCTTTGATTTAAATATTGAATTGGGCGATGATATGTCCGACATGGAGGGTGGCGAAGATCTCGACGTAGAGATTGAAATGCCAGAGTCAGAAGAAGGCATGGAGCCTTCCTCTGAAGAAACAGAGCTCACTGAACCAGAAACCGAGGAGGAGACTGATATGGAAGAATCTTTTGAGGAGCCATCTGCAATTGAAGAAGCAGATATTATGAAAGAAGCTCCTAAGAGCGCATCTACAAATGATCAGTTAAATCTACTTGAGAAAGAGGCCAATGCATTGCGCCATGGCCGTATCGTAGGCGTCAACAAACTAAATATAGATGTTGACTCAATACGTTCTGCTCTAAATAAGCAGGCTAAAAATGGCAAGTTAGAGCAGACTAGTGCACAGGACAACGTGGGTCAAGTTGCTAACGGCAAGCCTCACAAGGATAGTGCTCAGGAAGGCTTCTCTGCCGATTCCCCTGACGTTCCCACCAACGGCGGCAAGCCATTGTCTGGCGAGCATGGTGAAGGCTTTAAGGCCGATGCTCCAGAAATTCCATATGGTGATGGACATTTTGAAGGTGAGCCAAACAAGGGTGAAATGCAGAATGCAGTGACAGGCGGCCAGCAAGGTCAAGGAAAAGACCATACAGGCAAGTACCGTAAGGCGTCAAATATGTTCGATCAAGCTCTTGCTAAGTTGGCTAAAGATATGGGCCTTTCTGTGCACACAGTGCAGGATGATCCAGACATCGGTCAAGTATCGAATGGTAAGCCTCACAAGGACAGTACTCAGGAGGGCTTCTCTGCCGACACTCCAGATGTTCCAGAAAATGGTGGTCAGCCGCTTTCTGCTGAAAAGGGCGAAGGCTTCAAGGTTGATGTTCCCAGCATTCCAGCAGGTGACGGTCAACTTGGTCACGAGTCCGAACTAGGTCTTGAGGGCGAAAAACAAAATCAAATCACCGGCGGCCAAGATGGTCAGGGCGGTGCAAAAAACTATAAATCTAAGAAGGCCAGTAGTGCCAGCAATGAGGTTGCTATCAAGCTTGCTGCTAAAATGGTTGAAAACGGCATAATTAAAGCCGAACAAATGCCAGCAAAGCTCTCGGAGCTCCAGAGATATGATGTATCTCAGCTTCGTGACCTCGAGAAGGCGATGTTTAATCGCCCAAGTGCTACCAAGGGTCTGAAGGTTGCGTCGAGTGGAGTTGAGCAGCCACTCGTAATCAGCGAAGTAAGCAGTCATAAAAATGCTTCGACTGACTTGAAGGGTAAGATTGCTTCTCTATTCCGTCTCCAACAGCAGGTCGAGATGGCAGATGAGAGCGAGGCTGCTAAGTTACGTAATGCTTTTAAATGACTTGCAAATTAATTCTTAAAGGAGAATAAAAAAAATGGCTTTAATTGAAGTTTTTCACACAATAGCAACCCAGCTCCCAACTACTGCTACTGATATTGTTGAGGGAATGGGCGTTAAGCTTAGCGCAAATTCAGGCGCTGAGTCCTCAGTAGTTAGAAAGAGTTCTGATACTGACATCGTGTTTGGTATTGCTGCAGACAGTGCAAGAGCAACTGGTCCAAATAAGCCCTACGGAGCTTCTTTGGTCGTAAATGCTGCTGGTGGTACTCGTGCAACTCAGAACCGTGTTTCTGATTTCTTTAATGAAACTGTCGGTTCTGGTAAGATGACTGTATATACTGGTATCGGAGAATTTTACACCGACCAATACGATACAGCTCAATCTTATACAGCTGGTGCAGCTCTTTACTGCAACGGTAACGGCAAGTTGACAAGTGCTTCTTCCAGTATGGGAAATCAGATTGGATATATCATTGACGGACCACGTGCTTATCCAAGTGGTGTCCCAGGCGTTGATGATGGTGGAGTTGCAGGAAACACTGCTGCAGTAAACGGCAGCTTGTCTCTCGGCACTTTCCTTCGTTTTTACATGAATGTTCAGTAATTTTATATTGGTATTCTTGTTGAGATCAATATAATAAAATAAAACTTTGAAAGGATATACAAACATGTCATTAAATAAAGATGGTTTGACCTATGATGAGAAGGAGGCAGTGATTGCCCAAGCCCTCGCTACTGAGGAAGGCCG